TATGTGGACGAAAATTCGTTCGATCAGGAAATTTATATCACAAGCATTCCTGACCCGCTTACAGTCTATCTCGATCCAGATGCTCGCGCCCCTGCGAAAGAAGATGCAAGATTTGGGTTTATTTTCGAGGATATGCCGAAGGACGTTTTTGACAGGAAATATCCAGCTTATAAACAGTATGCGGGCGAAAATACGTTCTTGGCAAACCAGGGATGGCTTGACGGCGATCATGTTCGGGTTGCGGAGTATTTTGAGGCGGAAGACATTAATGATGAATTGTTGATGTTTACAGGCCCGGATGGGCAGCTTGTTACAATGATGGCGTCGGATTTGCGGAAAGTCGATCCAAAAAGTGAAATTTTTGATGATCCGATGACTCGAAGAAGAGACGTTTCACGTCGAGTGATCCATTATCATTTCATCGTCGGAAATCATATTGTTGAAGAAGAAGAAAAGATTTGGCCGGGCACGACTATTCCGATCATTCCGGTGATTGGTGAGGAAACGATTATCGAAGGGAGGCTTGATCGAAAAGGTCATACACGTGCCTTAAAAGACCCGCAACGTATGTATAATTATTGGGCTTCTGCGGCAGTGGAATATGGAGCCTTGCAGTCTAAAACTCCGTGGATTGTCGGAGTAGAAAGTGTAGAAGGCTTTGAGGAATATTGGGCGACAGCAAACCGCACAAATCATGCGTATTTGCCTTACAATTCTGTGGGAGATGATGGTAAGCCTTTGCCTCCACCTTCTCGTATTGAGCCACCTGTTCCATCGCCGGTCGCACTGAAGGGAATGGAACTGGCGAATATTGAAATGCAAATGGTGTCTGGGCAGTATGAAAATCAGCTCGGGCAGCAAGGAAATGAGCGGACGGGGAAGGCAATTGCGGAACGGCAGCGTCAGGGTGACCGCGCGACTTATCATTTCATTGACCATCTTGCTATCGCCATCCGGCAGGTCGGCAAAATCATTCTTGACCTCGTTCCCAAACTCTACGATACAAACCGCATTATTATGATCCTCGCGGAGAATAACGAAAGTCTTGAAGTTAAGCTCGACCCGCAGTTGCAGCAGGCGCACCAGCTTGAGCTTAATGAAAATAATGAGGTGATTGGAAGGGTGTTGAACCCGGCGATTGGTAAGTATGAGGTTATGGCTGACGTCGGGCCGGGCTATGCAACACGCCGTGAAGAAGCATTTAATGCCCTCACACTTATTTTGACCCAGAACCCTGCGCTGACAAGCATCGTGGGTGATATTATGTTCCGTGCGGGTGATTTCCCAATGGCGGAAGAAGCTGCGGAACGTTTGAAGCGTATGGTCCCGCCGCAGGCGCTCGGCCAAGGCCCCTCACAAAACGAACAGATGCTTGGTCAACAGTTGCAGCAAATGCAGCAAGCCCTTCAAGCCACAATGGACGAACTTGCGAAAGAAAAAGGCAAATCGCAAGCGAGACTGGAAAAACGCGAAGTCGAGGTTTACGACGCAATCACGAAGCGTCTCGACATTTTGCTCAAAAATGCCGGACTTACGCAACCGCAGACCGCGATTGTTGCAAATGAAGCTGTGCGGGAAAGCCAAGATGTTCCGATCAGCGATACGTATGAAGGCCATGATACTCAGCAAGGACGCTTGCCGCTTGAAGATCATGAAATTCCGCTGGGTGGGCAACGCGGTGCTGACGGCCATGTATATGCGCCACACCCTGAAATGCCCGGTGTTATGGCCCGTGTAACGAAGGAAATTTAAAATGGCGAAAATGACTAGAGAAGACGCTTTCCGCGCGGGCTTTGAAAATCCTCTAATGGGTGACATCGGGCCGCTCCAAAGAATTTATGGAACTGTGCAGGCTCTTGGAGAAGAGTTGGGCGGAGCAGACATGGGCACCCCCCTTGGGCAGCGTTTTGCTCAACGGCAACGTGCAACGAAAGCTGAAGTCAAGCGTCTGCAAAAACTTCGTGAACAGTTCCCGGAAGAGTTCGGGCGCGGCATGATGATGGCGCAGGAGCAGCAAGACCCTTATATGTTGGGTCTGGGTCTGGGCACCACAGGCGCAATGCGTCCGGGTGTTTCAACTTTTAGTCCCGTGCAGCAGAGCGCAGGAACATTTTCGGAAGAATTGCCGATTCGTGAACTGCCTGCTGCGGCCTCGCGTCAGCTTAGTTACAGCCCTGCACCCGAGGCTCCGTATTATCGAACTGTTCCGCCGGAGATGGGCACGTCAATGCGCCCCATGACGCCATTCCAGCAAAATCAAGTTGGTCTTTCAACAGGACGCTTTGGAATGGAGGGCTATGCTCCGGAGATGGCTGGCACAGACTTCGAGTCCTACGGCCCGATGAGTCGGACTGGTGGGGCGCGGGAATTTGCTGGACGTGCTACAGGTTTCGACCGAAATATGTATGAAGCGTGGAAACAGGGGCAGTTCAATCGGATGCGTGGGCGGCCTGAGCCTATGGGTGGAGATTTTACGCTGGAAGATTTGGGTCAGGCGGTTGCTCCGTATCGGCAGGGTGGTTTGGTTTATGAGCCTGTCGGACAGGGCAGCGCGCTGGGGCAGATCGCTGGCCCGCAGGGTGCGCCACGTCTGGGCTACGAGCGTGGCCCGATTGAAGGCGAATGGTCGGACGTGCTAGGCATCTCCGGACCACGAGCCCAAAATCCACGAGGTTGGGAGTCAGTTCCCGGCGGCACCTATGTCGGCGGCATGGACTTTGGTGTAACGCGAGATGGCATGGCGGCTGCGCCTTCCGGGATGCCTTTTGACCCGCGAGTTGCCGCAGGTGCTGCGGGCCTTGGCTATCTTTTCGGTTTGCCGAATGAACAGCGCGTGAACACGTCAGCGGCACAGCAAGCTGCTGGTCGTCAAATCCTTCCTCCGGTTGGCATATTTAGTCGGCAAGGGGCAACGGCACTTTCTGGGCAAACTCCGGGTGCTGGAAATGCTTTTGTTGCGCCTGCTGAAACACAATCGCGCCCGGCGAGAGCAACTGGTAGCAAAAAAGCCCCGCCGCCACAGAAAGGCAAAACCACAGAAAAATCGGCTAAAAGCCAGCAGGCACAAGGTGAGTTTGAGCCAAACTTTAACTATCTTGTGACGAGGGCAATTGATCAACTGTTAGGTCAAAATGAAGCCGAACGTGGTCGAGAATACCAGCAGTATTATGCCACACATCCGTGGCCGTATTAAGGAGCAAAAATGAGAGAGCCGCTTGTAAGACTTCCGGGTAAAGGAGCCCATGCGCATAAACTTGTCGCTAAAACAGCGCAGGAAATCGCAAACGAAGTCTATGAAAAGAACGCTTCACGGTCGAATGATTTTTACGCAGAATATCCAGATCGTGAAGCGTATGTAAAAAGTTGCTGGCCGCTTTATCTTGATGCGGCTAGAACCACTTTAACCAAGTTATTGACGACAAATATGGACGATGTGTTGAAAGATCAGATACATGATGCTCTTATAAAAGATGCGACATTGCGTCGAGGACGTGAGGGCGTCCTTCAAATGAAACATGGTGCAGGAGCCTAACATGAACAAGATGATGAATTTTTGGGATGGCGTAAATCGCCAAAGTGACGGAGAGCAAGGCACGGCACCGCCAGAGGCACCAGCCGCTGTCGAAGCTCCCGTAAGCGCCGATACGATCCAAGAAACTGCGGAAAGCCCTTCGCTTGGTAACGAAGAGTCGCCCGCAGAGAGTTCTGCAAAACCCCCGCAGGGCCTTCTTGATCGTATCGGCCAACTTACTCGACAAAAGCGAGAAGCGGAAGAACAAGCGGCGCAGTATCGTGCGATGCTGGAACAGCAGCAATACGCGCAGTCGCAAGGGCAGGAAGGTGAAACTCAGCTTGACCCCCGCGCAGTGCAGCTTGAAATTCATCGCCGAGCACAGGAACTTGCGCAGCAACAGTCGTGGAAAGATACGACTGATCGGATTTGGAACGAAGGACTACAAAAGTTCGGTGATTGGGCTCCACAGCTTAATCAAATGGCGCAGATTTTAGGTGGCATTCCGCCGTCTTTGACTGAAGCTGCAATTGAAACCGGCAATCCTCATGACGTGCTTTATCATCTGGCAAAGAACCCAGATGAAGCTGCGCGAATTGCGATGCTTCCGCCAACGCGGCAAGCTGTCGCGGTTGCCAAGATTGCTACAAATATAAGTGCGCCTAAACGAGTTTCTTCCGCTCCGCCGCCTATTACCCCAAAAGTAAGTGGCGCGGGAACTGCTCCATTGTCTCTTGACGATCCGAACATTTCAATGGAAGATTGGGTTAGATTGCGTAACGAGCAAACTCGTCGCAAAAGGTAGGAGGGAACACCTTACGTTCCCCCCTTGCTGACTACAGGGTAAGTAGTCTGGGTTAGCCCGACAAAGTGACGGACGCGGGCACCGTCGAAACGCACAGGACTCCCTAGTGCTTTTGACTTTAACGCGCGTCCGCGCAAACTTTGAAAGGCCAATGCCGTGAGTAATAACCTTCTTACAATTAACATGATTACCAGAGAGGCTGTTCTTCTCTGGAAGAATACCAACTCGTTCATTCAGCACATCGATACGCAGTATGACGATCAGTTCGCTGATACAGGTGCGAAGATTGGTCAGAGCTTGCGTGTTCGTCTGCCGAACGACTACACCGTCCGAACCGGTCCTGTCGCGCAAATTCAGGACACCGCGGAAACCAGCACCACGCTGACGCTTGCGACGCAGAAGGGCGTTGACGTGTCGTTCAACTCTGTTGAGCGCACGATGAGCCTTGATGATTACTCGAAGCGTGTTCTTGCTCCGGCGGTTAACAACCTTGTAGGCAATGTCGCTGCGGACATCATGAACGGTGTTGAAGGCGGCGTTTCGAACCTTGTTGGCAACTTTGACGCTGCGGGCAATCTGCTTCGTCCGACGTTGGAAACCTGGCTGCGCGCGAAAGCTTTGCTTGCGTTGCGTTCGGCTCCGACTGCGGATCGCAAGTTCATTCTTGATCCTGTGTCGATGGCGCGAACGGTCCAGAGCCTTTCTGGTCTGCTCAATCCTGCAACTGAAATCTCCGAACAGTATCGGAAAGGTGAGGTTTATAACGCGATTGGCTTTGACTGGTTCGAAGATCAGACCGTTATCAAGCACACGACGGGCACTTGGGTTGCGGGTGTTTCTCCTACCGTGAATGGTGCGAACCAGACTGGCACGAGCATCAATATCACTGTTGGTGCATCTGCTCCGGCTATCGGTGACATTATCACCTTCGCTGGCGTGAACGCCGTCAACCGTATTACCAAAGTCTCGACGGGCGAATTGCAGCAGTTCGTCGTGACGAGCTACGCTGGTGGCGTGTTGGGTATTTACCCGGCTATCGTTCCGCCGTCTGGCGGCAATCCTGTTCAGTATCAGACTGTCACGGCATCGCCTGCGAACGGTGCGGCTGTTGCCAGCTTGACGCTGACTGGTGCGGTTTATCGCAAAAACCTTGCGTTCGTGCCGGAAGCGGTTACGATGGCGACTGCTGACCTTGAATTGCCGAAGAATATGCAGGAAGTTGCTCGTGAGCGCATGGACGGCGTGTCAATGCGTATGATTACTGGTTTTGACATCAAGTCGGATCAGTTTATCACGAGGCTTGATATTCTTTACGGCTATCTCTGGGTTCGCCCGGAATGGGCAGTTGTGGTTGCGGATATTATTTAATCTGGGTGGGGGCTTCGGCCCCCTCCTTCTCTAAGGAGCGTGTAAAATGGCTAAAGCAAAACCGCAGTATATGGGTGTGTTTGGAAATATGGATTTTCCAGATTACACATTTCAAGAATATCCAAAGGTAGTCGGGTATCGGGATGATAAAAAGACCGATCCGATTATAGTTGCTGACGCAAAAGAGGAAGTGGAATTTATCACGACTGGCTCGCCGGGCGCGCACATTTCACGAGAAGATGAATTGCAGGCGGAACTTGACCGTAAGGCGGTAGAGTTGGAAGCTGCGAAAAAGCAGCTTGCTGAAATTAAAGCGCAGCAGGCGGCGGCAAAAGCTGCTGTTGCGGCAAAGGGGTAATAATAGATGACGACTGCTCTTGACATTTTAACCCTTGCGTTCAAAGACGCAGGTATTTTAGGTGTCGGGCAGTCGCTTCTCCCCGAAGACTATAACGACGCGCTCACGCGTATGAATATGATGATCGCACAGTGGCGGATTAAACGCTGGCTTGTGTGGCATCTTGTCGATAAAAGTGTTGTGAGCACTGGAGCGCAAAGTTACACAGTTGGGCCGGGCGGGGATATTAATGTTCCTGTCCGTCCCGATAAACTTGAAAGTGCGTTTTTTCGAATGCTTCCGGGGACGAATGGAACACAAGCAGTTGACTACCCTCTCACAATGCTTTTCGCGTATGAGGACTACGCGCGAATTACCCTTAAACAACTTGTTTCGTTTTCTCAATATATATTTTATGACTCGGCATGGCCGATGGGTAAAATTTATCCGTGGCCTGTTCCACAGGCAAATCTTTACGAAGTTCACATTTTGTTAAAAGATGTTCTTTCTGAATTTCCTGATCTTACCTCGACTTTTGATTTTCCGCCAGAATACCTAGCTGCCCTTCACTACAACATGGTTGTGAGATTAAGAGCGGCTTATAGAATGCCGGAAGATGTGGGTTATAGCGGACTTGCTGCAGATGCGTTACAGACAATTCGTTCCGCGAACACACAAATTCCTGTTTTGATAATGCCGGACAATCTGGTCCGTCCGGGCGTTTACAACATTTACTCGGACCAACAGAGGTGATGATATGCCCATTCCGCAGAGATTACAGGCAGGCCAACGTCTTGCAGATAACGATGCGTTAAATGAAATTATTGCTACTCCGACTTGGCAGACTACTCCTGGTATCACTGCTTTGGCTGGTGGTGGCTTATCAGCGAATACGCCGGTATTGAACCGTGGTATTAATTCTGTTACGACTGCGGCAAATGTTGGCGATAGTGTTGTTTTACGAAGTGCACTGGAAGGTGCTGTTGTGTTATTCCGAAATGCGACAGCAAATGCTGTGCAGGTTTTCGGAAATGGATCGGACACTATTAACGGAACGGCAGGAGCTACAGGCATCAGTGTAGCGGCGAACAAAAGCATTCTGTTTTTCTCACCAGTCAATGGTGTGTGGTTTTCCCTTCTCACAGCGTAAAGGTGTAAGGTGCCTCAGCTTCAACTTGTTCAAGGTGCATATGAAGCTCGCAGCGTAATCGCGAATGCGCAGCGTTGCGTGAATTTGTATCCAGAATTGAATACGAAAGATGCTGAGGTGCCTTATACGCATTATTGCACACCGGGACTTGTGACTTTAGTGCAAGGTCCGATTGGAGAAGTGCGGCAGCTTTACACAGCAAGCAATGGGTTGCTTTTCGCAGTTATTGGCAATCTTGTATATTACGTGCCGGATAATTTTGTATTACAGACTCTTGGAGCAATCACCACACAGTCTGGTTATGTTTCGTTGTATGATAATAAATTTGAATTGATTGTTTTGGATGGCTCGACAATTGGGTGGAGTGTCAATTTATCGACACTTGTTTTTTCTGTGTTTAATCCTACAAATTTTGTAGGCGGAAATCAGATAAGATATATTGATACGTTTCTGGTGTCGAGCACTCAAAATGGAAACATTCAGTCAAGTGACTCGAACGCCACGACATACACTGCCCTTGCAAGCGCAACAATGACAGGTGACGCGGATCAACTCCAAATTATTGACGTGGTGCATAAAGAAATCTGGAGTTTTGGGAGGCGCACTACGGAAGTTTGGAGTAATGTTGGTGGATTTCCGTTCCCATTTGCTCCAATTCCCGGTGTGTTTTTGCAACACGGTATCGCGGCTTTACGCTCACTTGCAAAGTGGGGTCTAAACATTTTTTGGCTTTCGCAAGATAACAATGGCGAAGCTCTGGTTATGATGGGAACGGCGTATAAAGCCGACATTATTTCCACACCAGCTATTAGCGATGCTATTGGCGGATATGACACGATAAGTGATGCAATCGGATTTACTTACCAACAAGGCTCACACATTTTTTATGTGTTGACTTTTCCGACTGCTGACCGCACTTGGGTTTATGACCTTTCTACGCAGCTTTGGCATGAACGTGCTTGGGTTGATGAAAACGGGGCACTTCATCGACATCGTGCGAATTGCGTTGCTTTTGCTTATGGTAAAACAATTTGTGGCGATTGGCAAAATGGCAAACTTTACAACTGGGACCTTCACGCTTACACAGACGATGGAAATCCTGTCGTGCGTTTGCGTTCTTTCCCGCACATTGTTTCGAGTCTAGACCGTATCAGCTATAAACAATTTATGGCTGACATTGAAGTTGGCACGACAATTGACCCTACGGAAGACCCACAAGTATCACTTCGCTGGAGCGATAATCGTGGCGTGAGTTTTGGGAACATTGTAACGCAAACTCTTGGTCAGACAGGCAAATACCAAACAATTCCTTCGTGGAATAGACTCGGATTTGCTCGTGATCGCGTGTTTGAATTGTCGTGGACTGCGAACGCCGCAACTGCGCTAAACGGCGCGTATGTTGATGTTGAGAAGATGGAGTCGTAAGATGCTGCGCGCACTCGTTCCAAACTCTCTAAAAAATCTTATCAATCAAGATGGCTCGATTTCGCGCCAATTGCAGCTTTTGTTGACCGCTCTTGTGCAGAATAGCGTGCCGGTGACGGAGGATAGCTCCACTGGTGCGCCTTTAGCGGGCGCGGTTCTTTTGCCGAATGCCGCTGTTGTACCTTCTGGGTGGACACAAATCGACACTCTTGTTATAGGTTTGAACACCTATAAAATCATTACGCTGATCTAGGAGATCATTATGGACCCGTTTTTTGGTGCAATGATGATGGGAGGCGGGAGCCTTCTCCAAGGCATCGGTGGAATGATTGGATCGGGCCAGCAAGCATCTGCAAATCAACGCGCTGGGCAAATGGGCTGGCTTGGGGCGTTGCTGGCGGGGCAGGCTGCGGAACAAGGTTATCAGCGGGCACAAGGTGCGCTTTCGCCTTACAGCACTGCAGGTAGTTCCGCGCTTAACA